TCTGCGACAATAAATCCCTTTCAGCCGCGACGCCAATCGTCGTCATCGGCAGCGTCAACAACGGTCTGCAATAGACAAGGTTCATCACTCCGCTTGTCATCGTTGCGGAGAAGTTAATCGCAGTCGCTCGCCTAACTCCGCCATCGCCTGACGCAAGCGGGAGGAATGGCCCGAATTTGCCGGATGCTGTTCCGCTATACGGAATCGCCGTGACTGGAGCTGTGGCGTTAAGTGTTGGCAACGCTGGCGAAGTTGGCGTCGTGCGCCCGGTCGTGCCTAGTTGGTTAATGTACGTCAGCGTTACTGTTGGGGTTCCAGCACCCATAACGGTGGACGGTACTAGGAAGCACTGCACGCCTTTCCCGTCAGCGTATCGGGGGAGTTCAACAGTGATCGTATTCGTTCCCGTTCCGTCAGACGTGAGGTCGATCGCGATGTTATTCTCGGCATTATCGTAGCTTGACGCGAGCTTACTGGTCGTCGCGCTTTGCCGTATCGTGTAATACGTCGTCGCAGCAGATAACCCGGCTGGCAATGCGCCACCTGAATTCGACACCTGAACAGCGCTCATGTGTTCGATATCATACCCGGTATGAGTAATAATATCGGTCGCATTTGCCGCAGTGAACGTCACCGAATTGATGAGCGTTTGCGCTCCGGTCGTTGTGACGGTCGTAATCGGATGGAAGCCAAGCAGATCGACAAGCATAAACACCGCAGGCATTGTCGTGGCCGCTGCACTAAACGCCGAAGCGTTCAGGATTTGCTTATACCCGATAGGATCGTTTCCGGTGGATACGTGACCGCCATGATAGATTCCTTCAGCGCCTACCGCGTCATACCCTAAGCACTGCAGCGACAAGTTTGTCCCGGTCCCGAATATAGTGTTGGCTGTCGGATTGCCACCGCCACCAGATAGGCAATACCACTGCCCTGCAGTATGTGCGGTTGTGCCAAAGGTATTCTTGTTCCAGTCAGCGCGCCAAAACTTGCCATTGACAGTTACTTGGTTTACAAAATCATCCATCGATGAAAAACCGGCCATATACTATGTCCTCAATTCCAAACCGTTGTTATGTCACCGTGAATGGTGCGCGTTTCTGCCGTACCGTAACAGCAGGCAATAAAGTTCAAGTAGGCGTCGTCCTGTATGCGCGGCATTTTCGCGAAATCCTGCGGAAAGTTTTTCTCGCACGGGTCCGCGTCAATCGGTTGCATCTCGCATAGTGGCGCAACCAAGACTGCCGTAATCAACCCAATATCAGGTGCGGAGAATTCCACCCCTTCTATGGATCTCACGCCAGCGTCGCCAGACTGCAGAGGCATGAACGGACCCGCCGATAGGTTCGCAGCCGGTGTTGCAGTCGCGAGCGATCCAGTCACGGTTGCAGCAGTCGATACCAGCGCCCACGGCGTTATGCGATCCGCTACGCCTAGGCTGTTGGTATAGCGAAACCTCACATTACCACCACCTACTTGCTGCGCTACGATAACCGGCATGATCCGCACGCCCGCGCCATCTATGTACCGAGTCAGTGAAACCGAGTTAGTAAGCGGCTGCTCTACCGTTTCCGACATATCAAGAAACGGGTAATACATCAGATAATCAAGCAGCATGAGTCGCATATAACGCGCCGCAGTTCCAACGCGCATCACAGTCAATCGCTTAAGGTATTGACGTTTCGGGCTTACGCTTCCAGCGTGGCGGATGCCGTTGTTGTTTGACCACGACAACGTGGCAGCGATATTAGGAGCCGAAGCATAATAGTTCGGAACCGGATTTCCTGGGGACATGCTAAGGTCAACCCAGTTCCCGGCACCAAACGTCAGCGACGACGCCTTACGAAAGGACCAATACGCGCAACACCCGTCGAGTTCAGCGTCGACTAACTCGCGGAAGTTGCGAAAGCCTGCCATTAGTCCTCAGTTACGGTCAACGCGCCCGGTGCGAACTGCGGCTGAATTCCGCTAGAGACTGCAAGCGAAGACGTGAGCGCCGCCGAATACAGAACCTGACCAGCGCCGGATGGCGTAGTCACAACGGACCAGTTTTGCAATGTATTGTTTCCACTTGTACACTGCGGAAATTGCAACAATCCAGCATTGCTAAAAGTCGATCCGCTATCAGTCCATCCGCTGGCCTTCGTCACTGCTACGCGAGCATAAGACCCATAGTCGGCCTCGTTAGTAACTGCTGTTCCGGCCTCGCCTGGATCGCCTGTATGAAGCGCGATGTACAAGGTAGCTCCAGCCCGCCACGACGGGTCAATGCCCTGCAGAACCATCTTGAGAATATCGTTTTCGGTCGTATTGCTCTTACTCACTGCTTACCACCCGCTTGGAAAATAGGAAAAACTCGAAACCGTTCCACCACTACCGGGCGGACCCTGCGGACCTTCCGGTCCTTGAATACCCTGCAAACCTTGCGCGCCTTGAGGCCCTGTATCCCCTTGGTCGCCTTTCGGACCTGCGGCACCCGTCGCTCCGGTATACCCGCGCGGCCCTTGCGGACCACTGACTACAGATATCATCCGCGATATATCGGGTTGGTGAAGGATCGTAATCACTGGTTCGGATCGTCGTTCGCGTTGTCGGCCGTGTCAACTGTGCGCGATACCGGAGTTTCTGTTACTTGCTCAACGTGCCCGTCTACTGCGTCCAGCAGTTCATTAAGTTGCGCAGAGTCAAGGTTACTAAACTGTAAGCCCACGACAATTTTCATCTGCTCCTTTATGACTTCTTCCGGCATCGCGGATAGCTTCATCGCATCCAGCGTCGTTAATTCGCGCTCAATGTCGGCGAGTTCGTAGGACTTGGCCCACGAGATTTCTGGAAGCATGCTAATCCGCAGCCACCGACATACCACGTCCCACATGCGGCGCTCTAAATCTTCCATGCGTTTGGAAAACCCGGTCAGTGTGCTGTTGAGTTCCTGAAATCGAATGGTAAGAGCAACCCCGCTTTCGGCTTGATCCGGCTGTTCTACTGTCAACGCGACGCGCCGGATAGTGTCCTCCAGATCCTTCAGCACTTCGCCGTAAATCGTCGCTGGTCCATCGGCAGGCGAGATAAACGCCGGAACGTCGCCTTGGTGTATCAACATATTGTGCGTGCCGATGGCTTCGGCCACGTCGCCCGCTTCAAAACCCTGCTGTTCTGGCGGTACTTGATACGTGAGTAAACTAAACGTTTGGCTTCTCAGGATCTCATCGCGTTCGGATGCTGCGTTGTAATAGCGCCGGCTAAGATCCGCGATCTGTGCAAATGCTCCGACGTGCGGAAAGTCGCCCATTTCTGAGAATGCTAATACCGGACACACGCCAAGCCCGTGAAATCCTTCTTCAATGCGAAGCGATAAATCATCAAGCCTGCCAGGCTTTTGAATCCACCATTCATTGGCAGACCACACGCGGAGTATTTCGTCACCGTCCACTGTTACATCCGTAATCGCGACAACATCCAACAACCCGCGCTCGTTCAACGAAAAGCTGCTTACTCGCTCCGGTTCGATTGCTACCAGATACGGAACGGCCCGCACTTCCAGTTGAGTGCCGGCGTCGTTCGGCACGTTGCGCGGCATGTCCACCAACAGCAACATCGACCCGCGCGCCTTGGCGTCGATTGTGAAAGATTGCCAAAACACATCGAGCGAGTTTCCGCGCCAATCGCAATCGTCCGCTACAGCGTCGAAGAATTTGTTATTCAGTTCGCGCGATGGAGGCTTACGCGCAAGATACCCCGCAAAGCGTTGGCATGCTGGCAGCAAGAAATTGCGATACCATGCCACGTCACATCGACGCGTGAACTTCTCGATGCTTTCGCGTGGATACCGGATAAGGTAACTCGCCAAACCGCTTCCGGTATACGTCAGCGTCGGCTGAGTGCCGTCCTGAGCCGTTTTGATGACTGGAGCAAACCCACCTGTACCGTTCAGCGCGTCGGCTATAAACCGGAATCGAATTGGATCAAATGCCGCCACGATTATTCCTGATGTGAGTTTGTCTCAATGTCATATTATACCACGCTATGTTATAACGTCGCTAAGTGTGCGCACACGATACGGATTCTTGGAATCATGCGCACGCGCTAGTTCGCGCTGAATGCGTGCCGATACCTTATCGTCTAGCGACTGCAGATAACTTGATTCTGCCGCCGCATTGCGCTTGGTTTCGTCTTCCTGATCCAAGTCAAAACGCTGTACAATCACGCACCGGCAATTATGTGATATAATTCCAGACACAGCGAAGAACCCCTCTTCCGTTTCCAGGTTATACACATGCCCAACATATCTAGTGCGCCTAACTTTACGCAACACATCAACGCTCATGTCTCTGGCATACGTAGAAAGCGCAATGCTGTCATCTGGTCCCAGTCCGGTGATGTGATCGAGGATTACGTCGGAGGAATGTCGTGCCAGGCTGTTTCCTTCAAGTACGGTGTCTCCAGGGGCTTGATAAGCAGAATTCTTGAAGATAACGGAATCAGCCAAAGGAACGGAAGTGAAGCAAACTTTATTAGGATGTCTAAACTTTCTAAAGAACAGCGCCAATCTCTCGCCAAGAGCGCCCATGATGCACTCCGTGGAACTAAGCGTTCTGAAGAAGAAATGATTTACAAGGCAAGTAAAAAGTCTGCTCGCGGTATTATGAGCGAATACGAGAGCGCCGTTTATGATGCGTTGACAAATCGAGGAATTGCGATCACTCCTCAAGCACAAGTCGGTATGTACAATTGCGATCTCGCCGCCTTCCCCGTCGCCGTGGAAGTATTCGGCGGAAGCTGGCACTTTAGCGGCAGACACCTCGAACGAACTCCCAAGCGCATCCGCTATTTCGGAGAACATGGTTGGCACGTCCTGATGCTCAACATTACAAGAGCCTACGCTTTGACGGACGCGTCCATTGATTACATAATCTCCTTCCTTGAGTTCGCCAATAGCAATCCATCCGCGCGTCGTCAATATCGGGTGATTCGGGGTCGCGGTAAGATCGTGGCCGGAGGATGTTGTGATGATGACGACATCTCCATCATACCAACGTCGCGTAATCGCTCTGATTTTCCCGAATGACGTAATCGTCTGATCTCCAGGAAAGCAGAAAGGATGATAAGTCGGCTTCGGAGCCTTGCCTTTAGGGTAAACACCCGGCCCTTTCCCATACGAATTTACCGAACTGAAGTAATCGCACAAGTCGGTTTTCGGATGATACGCACTCATCCTCACCTGCACCCACTTTAGTTGTTCATCCGCCATTATTCCTTCGGCCTTTTTGGTTTCATAGGCCGAGTGAAGCTCGGTTGTTGCAATACGGTTAGCTACATACCGCATTTTCTCTTGATACGCGACCCACAATTGCTTCTTGAGGCGCTCAGCGCCAGCACCACGCGCCGCATCGTCTATAGCCTGTAGGTATGCCGCTCTGAGCGCTGGCGTGCGCAGTGTTGAGGCTTGTATACGGCTGAGAGTGCGGACGATGGATGATCTAACGCCGGGATCTTTCATCGCGCGCTTTAGGTACTTCGGCAGCACCTTACTTGGCCTCGCTGGATTGAGCAATTCCGTAGGATTAAAATCGTAGCCTTCATATAACTGCATCGCTAAAGTCTTCGCTTGATCGAATGCCGCGACGTGCTGGCGTATGACTTCCGCGGTCGTCAATGCTGTTGCAGTGGCGTTGGCGTGTAGCCTTTCCGATAACGTAATATCACCGATCGGCCAATTCCCAGCTTCTTTCGATCCAACCGACCTTTCTAGCACTTCCGACAACGCAGCCGCAAACGCTTCCTTATGCTCGCCAATGACTCGCTCGTTAATCTCATTCAGCACTTTTTGCGGTGGCTCGCCATTGATAACGCGTTGCGTCAGTTCCTCGTATGCAGCCTCTGCAGACGCGCGAATCTCACGCTCCAACTGTTCGAGCAGTGCCAGTTCTTCTTGGTCGGTCATAGCGCGCCCACCTTCAACATCTTAGGACCGTCATACTGCGGTTTAATATGCCCATCGAGCGAGTACCTTAACGCGTCGATTGCGTGGTTCCACTTGTCTAGGATAACAGGCAGCACTTCGCCGGTTATTCGGTCGGTTTTGTAACTGTATAACTTCGCTTCTTCTGCAGTATGTTTGCACCGTTCGTGGATAATGATTTGCTCGAATCCGCGCAGGTACGCGATCCCGTCTTCCACGCTTCCAGCCCATTTACGTGCAGGAGCGACGTTAAATCCACGCCTCCGCATAAACGCGATAGTCTCCGGCCTGGAGCAGTCTGCTTTGATCGGCCATGTGTTAGCGCCAGGAACCTTCTCGAATAGTTGCGGGAGTTCGTCAAGTTCCACGCCAACGCCGTAGGCTTCTTGATCCACGTATAACGTGTTGCCAAGGATGTAAGCTCGCACAAGCGCCGTTGGATCTTGAGAGAAGCCCCAGTCAGCACCAAAGAAAAAGCGCACGTTGTCGGGCGTCTGGAACGACTCTATGCGGTACTTCCCGCGTAGGATACACGCCGCGCTGAGTGTCTTAGGTTCGCCTAGCCAGATATGTTCGTAGGCTTCGTAGTCAATCGATTTGCAATACTCCATCTCTGCCCGCAGTGTGTCGGGCAAGTATGGATTCTCATCGAAGTTGACCTTCCGAAGAAGTGTATTGGGAGGCGTGTTGGTTACAAACCGCGCATACGTCGGATCGTTGGCAGCGTCTGGATTGAATGTCACCCAGATTTCGCTACCGGCCTTGCGGATTGTCGGAATCAGCACGTCCCATGATTCAGCGCTAACCCGTTGAGCTTCCTCGATCCAAGCAATATCGATTCCTTCAAGGCTTTTGACTTCCATAATGTTATGTCGTAAGCCTTTGAAAATGAACTCCGCTCCAGCGTATGAACGTATAGACGTTTGCGTAATGCTAAAGAATGGGGACAGCCCCATCTCCGCGATTACGTCGCATAGAAGGCGGTACACGCTGTCAGCGATGGATGTTTGAAGCTCACGCGCGCATAGAATGCGCAGTTTTCTGGAGCATGCCATGATGGCGAGCGCACGCGCGACTGAGTGTGATTTAGCGGACCCTCGCCCGCCGTAGAATACCTTGTAGCGTGACTCGCGAAAGATGCCTTCAAAAGCCCTCGGAAGGCTATAGTCAGCCCTTTTCCGTGCCATCTGAGAAGTGAACGTGAATATCTGGCGCGACTAATGGCGAGCCATCCGGCCCTGTTATCTCGCGCCGTTCGAGGAAGTCGCCTCCAGACTTGCCCAACAGTTCAGACGCACGCAAGCGATCCTTCATTGACTGATCCTCGTCGAGCATAATCTTCGTCCAAAACTCTGCGCGTTCTTTTGCCGTGGCGATCGCTGCGCTGTTGCCTTCGTCGTTGAGCCGCTTGATCTCTTCCTGAATATCCTTTCTGCGCAGCATGTGAACTGCCTGAATCGTGGCACTGCCAGGAGAATACCCGGCAGCGATAGCCGATTGCGCGCCATTCGATGTAGCGACGTAATTAGCGCAGAACTTCACTTGCTTAGGTGTAAGTGGTGCTTGCTCTTTGCGTGTCCTCTTCATCTGTTCGCCCCCATACTAAGCAGCACAGCAGACCAACCGAACATCCAAACAAAAGTCGCAATCATTGCCACGCGCGAATCGTACCAATCGCTTGGCACAAGCAACGAGACAATGAATGCAAATGACCACATGGTTATAGGTCCATAAAAAACAAATTCGCTTGAGTCGACACAGCATCAGCGATTGTCAGTCCGTCAAATGTTGCGCTTGAAAGATACAGCACATCATTAGAATGCACGAACGGCCCAGCATACACCGTTGATGGCATTGTGATGGACAGTTGAGTACCAAGCGATGTCCATGACGACCCATCAGTCGAGTAATATGCAGAGAATGTGTCGCCTGCACGCGTGATTCTGAGATACTTCGCAGCGCTTGTAACGCTCGACATGAACGCTGCATTCGACCCGTCTGGATACGGTCGATAAAGTATCTCGATCACTCCGGTAGGCTGGGTGTCTATACAGAAGAACGACGCTCCGACGGCCATCGTGCTTCGCACCATCAACCCGGCTTTTGCCCAGTTGCTAGTATTTGAAGGCCCAACCGGAACGCGAACGCGAAGATCAAAATCACCGGACTTTTGACGGTTGACAAACCCGAACGAGTCCGTCGCGTCCCATATTGCGGACCCGCCAGAATAAACGACGTATGACCCGGCGCTATACGTTGCCGAGCCAACTACACCAACCGCTCCAACGTCGGAATAGATCCAAGGCGCTGGCAAAGACTGGACCATTGAGACATTATCGAGAATGGCAGTCGTTGCACTGGCTAGCGATGCCGAGCAAACGGACAAGCAAACATAAACAGTCTCGGCCCACCCGGAAAGTGTTACGCTGCTCTGCGTCGTCCACGTATTCCCTTCGCTCGAATACATAAACTCCAGAAGCGAACCAATCCTGCGTGCCCGGACGTAGTTAATAGTCTCGGATGCCGGAACGAGCG